TATAATATCAGTAAACTAATATAGCTCTATCAAAACGTAAAGTTATGTCAATCTCTGCAATATCATTAGAATCATAACCTAAATCTTTGAAATCACCTGAAGTTATAAATGCTCCTTGTAAAATCCATTTTTCAACCACAACTCCTGTAGGATCCAGCATTTCTAATTCAACATCCTTTTTGTAACCTGCTGCATAACCCATTCTACCAGTTACAGATTCTGCACAAAGACGAATCCATTCCATGATAGCTTGTGATGCAGAAGGACCAATTGGATCTCTCAAAGTAACTGTAATAGTTTCCCATACAAATCTACCAGCAACCCAAGTTGAAGTATTCAAAAAAGGAATTTCAGTTTCTGCTACTGTAATTTTAGGTCTTGAAGCCGTTTTGATAAACCACTCATTAATTCCTAATGAACTTGGAAATCTTAATATAAACCTATTCTTTTTCTTTGGTTCATAAGGAACAGGCATTTTCATCAACAAATTAGCCATAATATATTTTTTAAAATTTAATTTTATTTTCTTACTTATAAATAGTTTAAAAGATGATTTCAACGCATTCATTTTAAAAATATTTGAAAATAATTTTAAAAAAACTTGTTTTTATCATTTTCTTTTTCTAATTTTATATAGGTCCTATATAATAATAGGTCCAATATATAATATATATAATATAATAAATAAGAACCTGGCCCTAATATAATATATAATATAATAATAAGGACCTAATATATATTAGGTCCTTATATTTTTTTTATAAATTTTCAAATGAAACACTTGTTGGAGTTACATCAAACTCAAGTTCAATAAACTCTAATGCATCAATTGGTTTCAAGAATATTTTACCTGTTAAGGTATTTCTATCTGTATCAGAAGCTGGATCCAATTTGATTCTAAAATCATTTAGACCTCTTTCATTTCTAATATTATCCAATATTGGATTAACTAATGATAAGAATTGTGTTCTTACAACATCGTCATTTGGATCGAATAATAATCTATTAGAAACAGATATAATAAGTTTTCTTGCTTGAAGTAATAATCTTCTGATGTTCAATCTGTTAAGAGCTGAATCTCTTTCTTGTAAGTTTCTATTACCCCAAATTACTGTACCAACATCAGAGAAGGTAGCTATTGGGTTAACTCTTGAAGGATAAAGAATATCTCTTGCGTCTTGGTCAAGAACAATTCTTGTTCTTTTACAGTTAACCAAACCTCTATTATAACCTGCGGTAGCAAACCAAGGGAATGCAACGTTATCGGTATAAGCTAAGTTTCTTACTACTTCAAGAGTAGGTGGTAACCATAAGTAAGCATTGTTTTCAACGTCCGCTATTTGTAACCAAGGGTAGAAAAGTGCTGTATAGTTTGAATCTAAGTTTAAATTACCCATCATATCAGAGATATCGTTAGGGAACATCCATTGAGTTGTATCTGCTGGATTTGTATTGTTATATACAGATATATCTGGTATTGTTGCTATATAGATAGAATCTAATCTTTTCTCTTCAACTATTGTTATTACTTCTTGTGCTAATTCATTGTTATTTACAACATCAATTCCTGGAGTTACTAATACATTTATATTAGTTTCTTCAGGGTTTTGGAATGTTTTGTAACCATATAGGTAAGCATAGTAATCTGAAGAACCCCAAGTTTCGTCATATTCAGCATTTGTGAATGAAGCAAATTGTCCATTAACAAAGCTTGATTGTCCAATTCTGTATAAATCACCATTAGTTCTTGTATCTCTATAGAAATCCCAACCATCAAATCCTCCAGACATAAGCGCTGTGAATTTTCTTGTTTTGATATCGTAATATGTTTGAGTTGTATCTGTAGCTAAAAGCACTGGGTCAGTGAATTGTCCATCTCCAACAGCATATAAAGAAGTATCAGCATTTACGTCAAGGTGGAAACCTTTTGTCATACCACCCCAAGGGTTACCTGTATTATATGTAATTGTACCAATATTTTCAGCACCAATGAATGATGTTATATCAGCGTCAAAACCATAATCAAGGTCACTAAAACCTAAGTAAGTTTTTTTAACTTTATCTCCAGAAGATATCAAAGTAGTTCCCAAAGGATTAGTTTGCCATACTTCACCAGGTTGATAATACTTAGTTTTGTATGCAATTTCTGGTATAACCACATCAGAATATGTTCTGAAAGAATAACCTTCGAAACCAGCTGGAACAGCATCAGAAGGTGCGTTTGGATCAACATCAATTATGATATATGAACTGTTTAATGTATATTTGTTATCAAGTGTACCAACTAATCTTCCGATAAAGTTAGAACTTGCTTCATTCATTGTACAATTCAAGTATCTTTCAAATATAACTGGTACAGCATCAGTATCAGAGAACGATCTAACCAAAAGGTCAAATGTACCCTTAGCAAGGTCTACGTTCGCAATAGAAACCTTAATTTCAGTATTTGCATGATTACCATCAGAAATAGAAACCACTCTAAATAGATTTTGTGCTTTTCCACCTCTTAACTCGGATACAAAGAACGGAGTAGAAGGAGCTTGATATTGGAACATGAAATTATTCCAACCATTTGCACCTGCTGGTATATATTTTAAAACTGGATGAAGTCCTTTTATTTTACCATTTAACCAACCTTTTGCAAGTGTTGAATCATATGTTTCTTCAACATACATTTCAGTAGTTTTATCGGTATTTGTAACACCAAGTACATTTTTGATATAATTTCTTTTTGTTTCATCCAAAGAAATATTATATGTAAATGTAGTACTTGTTGTAGTTTTACCTGTTATTGTAATGTCAGCATAAGGATTTGATTCAGCGCTAACAATACTACCATATCCTACAGTTGAACCACTAACTAAAAAGTCTAATGTATCATTCACATAAAGACCTTTTCCTCTAATTGTAGAAAACAACATATTATGATATTCTGCATATGGATCAGCAGCATATGATGTAACGTATATTTTAACTTTACCAAAGATTGATGTACCGTTTTGATATACATTGTCTGTTGTCATTATGAATGAAACACCACTATATGTTTCAGTCATAGTATCGTATACAAACGTATCATTTATAAAGTAAGCATCTTCATCGCTTGAAGGTACAGTTGATGGATAAACATAAGAATCAACAGTAGATGGTGCATTATTCACATAGGTAGAAGTATTACCACCAGTCGTTTTAGCTGCATTTGTTACAGTTGTAACTGTTGCTGAAGGATTAACACCCCATTTCATTATATCGTGCTTCCAATAGTTACCTGTAGTACCAGTAGCAGTAGTGTATTTTGTAAAGTAATTGTTATAAGCATTCACAATCAGTGATGAGTCAATACCTACCAAGCTTGCTATATTTGCAAGAACTGATGTTGATGTTCCTGTTACATTATAAACAGTACCAGTTGTTGTACCTGAGAAACCAAAAGTATAAGATGTTGTTGTAGGTACCATTGTGGTTTGATCAACCGCACCGAGCGTTCTAATTGCCCAAGCATCTCCTTTATCGTAACCAGATAAACCAAGAATACGAGTTACGTACAATTGGTTTGATTGACTCAAATAATTCTTTGCTATATATGAAAGTTCATATTTAACAATTTGGGTGTTTCTAAATTTTTCAGGATTAATTCCACCAAAAACATTAGAAAATTGGTCATAATTTGCAATAGGAATTGGCTGAAATGCTGGGCCTTTTACGGTTTCGCCAGCCGCACCTAAAGTCGTTATACCAATCGTCTCAATGCTGTATGTTAAATCTTTCTCTGAAGTGTAAACACCAGGTGACGCATAAACTATATTTGCCATATTTGTTTTTTTTTCGTTTTATATTATTATCTTAATGATAAATATTATAAAATAATCCAAAATACTTTACTTTTTGAGAATTATTTATATTTCAGCCGTTTTTTCATTCCTTAAGAATTATCACTCTATTTATGGCTGGAACCACTTGGAAATCTGCTGGGTCGAGAATGAACCCTTGTAGTGTAAAATTGTATAAATGGACATAAAATCTTCTCTGGTCTAAGTCTTGAACTTGACTTTCATCTAAATCATCTTCCAGTAGAATTGGGATATAATGCCCATTAACCATTGTATATGCTTGTAAGCTTCTGAATTCTTTCATTACTATTTTGTTAAATTCATTCAAATCAGCTTGTCTTGTAGAAAATAATCTAACTTCATAAATTATATCAATTGGTGTTGGCATAGGTATTTTATAAAGATCAACACCTTTTCTGTTACCATCCCAAGTAGGAACTTCAGAGTATGTGTATGTTCTGTTACCTGGAATATTGTGTAAAAGATTTGCATTTGTTCCTGGACGTGTATTTGGTTTACGAACAATTGTTATAAATGGCATCTCAATATTTTTATATTCATCTAACAAATACCATGTTTGTGTAAACTCATTCCATTTTTGCAAACTAAGCATGATTACAGGCACCTTTTCGTTATCAATGACCGTTTGCATACTTTCAGTAACAAAGTTCTTAAAACCCTTGTCTAAGTCGAAATGAAGAACACCTTTAGGTAGATAAACATCTTTATCCACAATTAAATTTTTAATATCATCAGCAGCAGAACTTGCCATAGACTGAGACTGCGGATATTCCACATTTGGTCTTGGATGATACAAATTAACATTTTTTTTATATGTACTTGGTGTTGCCATTATATTCCTTTAAAATCTGCTTTGTCTATAACAACGCATCTAACTTTTTTATAATACGTTTTGTAATTATATAACATTTGGTTGGTATCTGGTATATAATTAGGATCGGTTACTGAAAAATATACAATGCTGTCATTATCAAGCACATAACCTATTATATCCCCATATGTTATATCTACATTTTTTCTTTTCAATTCATTCAAATAAACAATAAAGTCAAGGTTACCAAAATTTGATGTTCTTAAGGTACCGTTTTGGTTGTATGCTTTGTTAACAGCTTGTTCAAGAGTTAATAAAACATTTAATTCGACTGGCGGAAGATAGATTATTTGGTCTTTTTTTGTTTCACCATACACATCATCATAGTTCGTATTAACTCTATCTATTCTATAAAGAATTAACCTAAAATTACTATCTTCGTTAACAATATCATCACCAATTCCAACATCTAAGTCAAAATCAGCTTGATCATACCATTTGGATAATCTTGTATTTGGAATTCTATTTCTTCTTTCCATACTAATAAATAGTATAATATATTTGCTTTTATCAACATTTATTATTAATATTGTAATTATGTTAGATTTAGAAAGATTATCCGATACTATTGAAAATCTGGAATTAATACCAGGTTATAACGATTGTATTTTGAATAAAATATGTTATAGAATTGGTGAATTTTGGTCATTAACCTATGATTTTGATAAGTTTAGAAAAAAACTGAACGCAAATTGGAATGAAAACGAAGTTTTAAACTACATATATAAAAATTATAATTATAAAGATAATTTTTTTGTTAAAATTATAGAAAACCCAACCAGAGAAAAAATTGCTGAATATGATAATAAAATACTTTTTTGCGATGGTTTAGATGAAGCACTTATTGGTGTTAGATTTGGTTTTGATGAAAATAAAAATATAGCGGTTTATGATTACGATAGATGTATAGATTCTATCTTAGCTGAATCGGACGGAGAAATGGAAGAATGTGATGCTATAGAACATATGGAATATAATGTTACTGGTGCATATGTTGGTGAATACACTCCATGTTTTTTAACAGATATTGATGAATAATATACCAATTGAAATACAAGCTAAAGAAATTCTAATAAATTATAACGGATCCAATGATTATTTATTGGAAATAAAAGGTTATTTATTAAGCAAAAAAGCGTTTCCGTTAACTTCAAATATATGTAAATACATAATATCTAATCAGAAAGTAAAACCTATTGTTTTGAATAAAAAATGTGTTTTACATAAAAGTATTAGAGGTTTTTTAAAAAGCCAATATAAATTAGATTTTATCCCTGAAGAAATTTTTATTAATAAATTATTAACACGAAAAGGTGATAACCTTCACCTCTGGGCTTGTTTTAATCAAGATTGTAAATACTATTTTTCAGTTTATTTGGATAAAAATTGTATCAAAAATAGTAAAACTATTGAATTACCTTCTTTTGATCAGTATGATAGGCCACCAAAAAAACACCAATTAACAGCAATTAAAACTTTATTGGAAAATGATAAATTTATCTTGGCTGATGATATGGGTTTGGGTAAAATGGAATTTGTTGATAACCAATTGTTTACATCATTTGGTAGGAAAAGAATTGGTGATATAATTGTCGGTGATAAAGTTATTGGTTCAGATGGTAAACCATATAATGTTGTTGGTGTTTTTCCACAAGGTAATAAAGAATTATTTAAGGTAACCT